GCGGTACGCTATCGCGGTGCAGGGCGACGACTTATACACGGTGTGTATGGACCAGGGTGAGGTTGTCATCCTCTCATCCGACTTCAGTAGATACGATATGTCTCAGCGATCTGCGCATTTCAGGGCGGTCTGGCAGTTCCTCGAAGAGGAGGGGATGATGCCACCTGAGAGGGTTCGTGAGATTATCCAAGCGCAACAATCGATAACCACGGATGCGCGCGTCTACAAAACGAAGGTTGGGAAGCTGATGGTCCCCGGCACAATGGCCTCAGGCGATGGCGTCACGATCACTTTCAACTCCCTGATTCTCATTATGACCATCCTTTCTTTCTATGCCACTCTTCAACCTCTTCATCGTTTCCCGGAATACGTGAGCACGCTAGGTTTCACCGCCACGGTCATGTTCCATCACACACGTTCGATCTTACGCACAGACTTCCTACAGTCGCGTTTCTGGTTAGAGGCGACGGGGGGACGTGTCTTTGGCCCGAAACCTGGGAGGATATTGGCGCGGTTCTTCTGGATTCCACGGCGCTACACGAAACACAGCAAGTACCGTTTAGAAGCAGCCAACATGAGCCTTGGGCTGTTATCGCAAGCAAGCCATATCCCGATCATCAACGATATTTGCCGTAGGGTCCTGGAGCTTGAGAGGCCAAACGTGGCGACTCTCGAAGCGCACCCCCAAGAACTGGCAAGCTGGCGGGTCGGCGATAGCCCAGAAGAGCATCCTCACACCCTTAGTGAGATGTCGGATTTGTATCACATTCCATATGAATCTCTGCAAGCACTGCGAAAGCGCTGCAGAGAGTGGTCTTTCGGAGAGCCGATTGACAACACGGCTGAATTATCAGCAACGGTCGCCGCGATAGCCGCGACTGATCTGGAATGAGCATTAAGTTCGCAATTCCCTCAGATAGAGTCGAATTGAAAATACAAAACCACATCAACCAAATCATGGACAAGAAGAAGAAGAATATGGAAGAGATAAAGCGGAAGAAAGCGAGGCAGGAGAGAGCTAAGGCGGAAGGGGCGATTGCGCGTTCCAAAATCACATACAACAGAGGCACGGTGAGGGCTCCGTTGTGGTCCGATAAAGATGATACGGTGGTATTTCCCCGCATCAGGCCTAGCCCAGCGCGAGGACTGGGTAGACTCACCGAACAATATGCGCGTCAGTTCATGCTTCCCTCGAGTGTGAACACACCGGAGCTCACGCCGGCGGACAGTGGAACACAGTTGTGCTCAAGGATTATTAGGCGCGCGTTCAAATTATCCGGAGCACACATCAGTGAATCGGGCGATGCAGCAGTTGTGGTTACGCCACACCTCTTCTCTCCCGCATTTGTGTTCAACTCCACATCGAAGAACATACCAACCCTCCCTGGAGTTATAGGCTTTTCAGCGGCTTTGGACGCGAGCCCCGTAAACTCCTTCGGCCACGCCGATGGCACATACCATCTCACAGCGGAGGGGTGTGAAGATGTCATCACTAAACCGGCCATCTTTACGCACGGGGGTGTCAGCCACACTGGCTTGTCATTGGATTTCCTTAACCTGTGGTACAGATTGCAAGTGACAAACACCTCCTCAAGCAACCTTCCCCTAACGTTCAAAATAGCGGCGAAAGGTGTGGGTGACACGTGGGTGGAGACGACTACCGTGTTAATAGGCCACAACACTTCAGTGGTCGTGACTCCAAAAGATGTTCTCCCCGACTCTGAATGCATTTGCATGTGGCTAGCGAAGGCCGATGGTAGTGGCGCGCTCCACTCATCCTCGACGTGGAGCGTCACTGTCACAGGCGCGCTTGGAAACGAGACGGACCTTGTTCGACACACAGCTGTTGCAGGTGACGAAGCGCTTTTTGAGGAGGTGCCAAGAGCGATTATGGAGGAGAATATGACGACGGGGCGTTTGGTAAGCGCAAGTGTTTTGGTTAAGAACACGAGTGCGCCCCTCACGAAGCAGGGACAGATCTACGCAGGTAGGGTCCCTTACTCCACCATGAAGTCGAAATTCAGCGCGCTCCCAAGCGCAATCGCTCGTCTCCCGGCTAATCGGCAATACATCGGGGCCGCAGAAACTGGAGCGTATGTGTGGTGGATGCCAGACTCATTGCAGCTCATGCAACCTCTGTCCGTCCAAGACTACATCGCAGCGACAGTAGGGGAGGAGTGCTTACTCGTTTACCTCTCGGGCTTACAAGCCGGGAACACATTCTACCTGGAATTCGCGTGGAATGTAGAGTTCTACACCCCAAACCCCCTTTTCGACAAGCGAACAACCCCCCCCACCACAGATGAATGGCGGCGTTTGTTCCATGCGTTATCCCTCGCGCCAGCCGCGATGTGTAACCCTGAGCACGAGAACGCGCTCAAGGACTTCTTCAGCAAAGCGAAGACGTACGGCAGACAGGCTTACGAACACTACAAGGATAACCAACT